GGAAAGAGTGGGATCGAACCACTGACCTATGCTTTATCAAAACATTGCTCTACCAACTGAGCTACTTTCCCTTAGTCTTTAAATGGAACATCACCACCTACTGCATAACCATCGTGCTTGCCTGAATCGTAGATTTCCCAAGAACCTTCGATGTTGTCTGAGTAACTGTCATCAAACTCCTCGCCCAGTTCACCGGCTCCTTCGCGGTAACACTCTGGGTAGATACCATACGATTCTGCGTGCTGGATGGCAAACATCCATGCATCGTTATCCAGCTGTTGGTCTGTGACGTCGTCGTCGTACTCACAAAACTCTACAGCGTCCATACCAGCATAGCCGGTACTCAGAAAGAATACAATCTTTTTCATGATGTTTGTTTGTTTGGCAGGGGATGATGGACTCGAACCACCGAATGCTTGAATCAAAATCAAGTGCCTTACCGCTTGGCCAATCCCCTATAGAATGCGTATTTCGTCGATGCGGTTCCAAGCAATCCAAGCTGTGCTGCAGGTGTCTTCAATGTACTTCAGATCACGAATGCTGCAGTATGGACCGCCAATGATTTTGAAATCTTTTCCGGCCTTCCAGTCTGACAGTGCTTCTTCTGCAGAATCGTAAATTTTTCCGTAACACGGAAGCAATACCATTGGTCCCATTGCAAAGTTCATAGGTCTTCAATCTTTGTTAAGGTCTTTACTTTGTGACCAACAATGGTATCTGTTGGTTCGTACTTGTCGCCGGTTTTCTGATATACTCTGATTAGAGCACCAGGATCTTCTGGTGTGCCAGTGATTTTGAAACTGGAGCCTGGAACTTGTTCTTCTCCAGACTCAATGATTTTTGTGATCTTGCCGCGGGCAGTGCCACCGCTTGAATTCCAGCTAACGCTGTCTCCTCGTTTAACACTGCCGGGTTTTGCTTTTTCTAGCAGTTCTACTACTGCTTTGTAGAAGGTGGAAGCACTCATAAGTGTCCTTTATGTGGGTTTGGTGGAACGTGCGGGGTTCGAACCCACGACCAATAGATTAAAAGTCTACTGCTCTACCAACTGAGCTAACGTTCCGATTAAAACATTATTATAGATGAATAAAGCAAAGATATCAAATCTAAAATTTTCAACGATTGAATAGGTGACTAAAAGTCCAAGTCAACAAACTAATCAATCCGCTACCAAGCGCAATAATGCCCCAACGAAGTGCTGAGTCGCGGTCACGTTGTAGTTGCGCTAAAAGACTCTTTTCTTCTTGTAATTCTTTTTCTAGTAATTCTACTTTTTGCTCTAGTCTTGCAAGAGCTACTGCTTTTTCAATTTCATCAGCCATAGAGGCCTCCCGTCTAATACATATCTCCAAAATTCAAGCTAGTAGCCCTCCTATAAAAATGGTGGAAGATATCGGACTCGAACCGATCACCTACGGCTTGCAAAGCCGTCGCTCTCCCAGATGAGCTAATCCCCCATAATAACTTTGATATGGCTAACGCCATATCAAAACTATTTGGTCTGAGTGAGAGGATTCGAACCTCTGACCTCCGAGTTCCAAGCTCGGCCGTCTAACCTGGCTGACAATACACTCAGATTGTTTTGTTCTTACAACAGTCCTCAAAAGTCTCGAATAGTGTTTCAAACTTCAACTGGTATAAGCTGTGAATTCCTGTCAATAGATTCACAATCTCGTCTTTACTCAAGTCACGTTCCAAAATGGCTTCGTTGATTAACTCTACATCATTAACAACATTCCAGCAGTGAAGAATTTCTTGTTCTAAGTCAAATCGTGTTTTCATAGTGTTGTGGTGTGGTTGGTGGAAATAGTTAGATTCGAACTAACGACCAATGCCGTATGAAGACACTGCTCTACCTGCTGAGCTATATTTCCTTGGTTGCGGTGCCCTGGAGTCGAACCAGGTTTCTCTGGCTTATGAGGCCAGCGGATTGCCATCTTCCCCGCCCGCCATTATTACCAGTAATAGTTGAATGGTTTTTTCTTTGTGTCTACAAAATCAAAGTCTTCCAAGTCACAAAACAGAATCTTGTGTTCCATCAAGTGGTGTTGTCGCCGTGTTGGACGATTCATTGTTAGTCGTGTCCACCATGACGGAGTAGTCATCCAGTGGTATTCTAAATCCACTTCTTTTCGCTTTTTAGGCTTCAATCCTGGAAGTTCTTTGTACCAGTACCGCAGCTTGTCATTTTCGTTTAAATACGCTACTTTTTCAGTAGTGTATAACCAGTCGTATACATCGCGAGGCTTGCGGTGCTTCACTGGAACATCTTTGTGTGTTCTACTCATAATACCTCCTGGTGCCCAAGGCGAGACTCGAACTCGCAAAATTTGGCTTCTAAGACCAACACGTATACCAATTCCATCACTTGGGCTGTCTGACTGGTACCCTCGAAGGGACTCGAACCCTTAAAATTTGGATTTTGAATCCAACACGTATACCTATTCCGTCACAAGGGCTTTAAAAGATTGTTACTGCATTAAACTTGTTGTAGTTGTGTTCGTCTTCGTTGTTCCACCAACCAAGTGATTCGTGAGCGCCTACCCACGACCGACCCTTGTTGTAGTTTTCCAGCAACGTCAGTTCTGAAATGCCAGCAACATTATTGTAGCCGCCTTCGTAACCACTGACGACTACTTCTAAATCGGGCTCGTAGTCTTTCAACAGATTGATGAGTTCGTAGACTTTCATAGGTTTGCTTTGTATTGTTTGATTGCGTCAGCATCCACAGATGCGTAAACACGGAACTTGTCTCGTCCTACGACCTCGTAGAACTCGTTATACATTTTTTCTAGGCTTTCGACTTGCTCTGCGGTCAGCAGACTGCAATGCACAAAGCGGTCAAGAGCCACATCTATCAAAAACTGTTTAGAATAGCCTGCCATAGTATTCCTCATCAAAGGAAACTATTATACAGGCTATGATTAAACAATTCAATCTTAGATTTCTACAGTCTTCAACCTGAAAGTCTTAGCCAGACTTTCGTATCCAATGTACCCACGAGGATTGCACACTACTCGTGTGTTTCCAATGTTGTAGTCATGCGGATCGTGGGTGTGTCCGTGAAACCACAGTGGCACATTGTTGAAGCCTAGGATATCTTCTTCCAGGTTGCTGTAGTATGCCCAGTTAACAGAGTCGTTTGCTGGGTAGCGTGGGTGTTTACTCAGTGAGCTAGGACCATGATGAGTAACAACTACTACGGGCAGGTCTGTGTTTTTCACAAAACCCATTAGTGCGTTCTTGCTGTGTACATGCCGACTAACACTATCTTTTGCTTTCAGTTTTCTGTACGTGCCACTATCATAGGTGATCTTGGCGTAGTCGTTCATGGAATATTCAATATCCATCATTGTGAGTGGATCCATGTTGTTCATGTCTGTCCACAGAGTACAACCGTAGAATTCTACGCCGCCTACTCTTACATGATTGTCTTCCAAAAAGTACACGTTGTTGTAGTTGTCAACAGTCCAGTCACGTAGAACGTCTAGGGTCTTGTTCCACTTGTAATTGTAAAACTCGTGGTTTCCTGCAACATAGACAACACTTTCAAACTGTTGACTAGCTTGATCAAAGAACTTTTTTGTTGCCAAATACGTTTCGTAATACGGGCCTTCAGAGCTGGAGCTGGTTTTTACTGCTCGTGCAAGTGTGACGTCTCCTGCACAGACCAATACGTCTGCATCGTCTGTATTTACTACATCCAGTTCACCAAATTCAAGGTGAACATCACTGCAAATTGAGATCTTCATTTTTTACTTCTTCAGCGGGTGTGTTATTGCTTCTGTTCAATCCTTCGATCACCTGTTGAAGCGTTACAATAGCTCTTGCTGCTTGTAGCTCCAAACTGGTTGGAGGGGTGTGGCCCACCAACACATCGTCTTTGTAAACAGGTTTTGGATTGTTTAATTCTTGTACTAGAATGTTATAGTTCATGGTCAGGCGTGCAGGAATCGAACCCACATTCAGAGCTTAGAAGACTCCTGTATTCTCCATTATACGAACGCCCGGTTTGTGGTTTATTATAACTTTTTTCATTGGCTGGTTCAACATCATAATCAATGATGTCATAATATTCTGCTTTTAAGATAACCAGCTTTTCCCAAGTATCTTTATTCATGATTCATTTCAATACAGAATTTATTATGGGCCAAGTTTTTGGTCTTAGACTCCAGCATAATATCATGTGTGTTGGAGAAGCTGTAGGCCCAACGATTGCATGAACGATTCCAGTAGTAGTCTGAGTGTGCTCTCAATTGAGTTTTTGTAAACCCGTTGTTGATCAACAGGTTTAATTCTGGAAGGTCAGACTCGCTCCACACATCGCTCAACACTTCTTCTCGTGAGACTGAATAGTGGATCACTGGACGTACACCACGCCAACTGTCTATGATCTTCAACACTCGAGCATCGGTGGGTTCTATATACTCGCCAGTACGAATCCAGTGATGATGAATGTCTAACACTAGTGCACAGTGGTCTACTAACTCCAGACTGCTTTCAATCCCCCACTTGAACTCGTCGTTTTCGATTGTGATGACATTGCGTGCTGTACTGCTCAGCTTTTTCAACACACTTTTAATGCCGTCTGGACCCTGTTGACCGCCGATGTGTACGTTGCATTTGAAGTCTTGAAACTGTTCGCCATAACCCATCATTCGGATCATGTCGCAGTGGTATTCAAACTCCATGATGGAGTTTGAGACAACGCCTGGATTGTTGGATGCCAAAACACAAAACTGACCGGGATGGAAACTCAGGCGAACGTCAAGAGAACGGGCTAAGTCACCAATGTCTTGAAACTCCCTCACCAGTACCTGTTGGACGGCTGGTTGGCAATAAAACCAGAACCAGTCGTCGTGAGTGTAGGCTGGTAATACATCGCTAGAGATGCGTAGCATACGGTGACCTGGCGAACGGCTCCCCACCCACTTTACCTGCTGATATAACGCGTTTAAGTTGTGGTCGACAAGACTGTGCAACTTTGATTCTGCAGCCTGTTTGGTGGCGTTATTCAACCACGTAATAGTGGTAGTCTTGATGTTCGGTACTGGTACATCCTCGAACTTGCAAGCAAAGCCTACTCGATTGATATTTTGATTGAACATATTAGTGGTTTGTTAAAACACTATTATAGAGCTTTATAGCAAATAAAACAAGTCAGGGATTGTGTAAGTAAAATGCTTTGCTAAAACCAAGTGGAGTAATACTGCGTAGTTCTTTTGTTTTTTCTGATTTGCCACCCAGTTTCATGATGGGTGAGTTGCCTAAAAGAGGGTATACTGGTTTTTTGACAGGAACATTGAAAACTCCCCACAGTCCAGTACGCTTGTTATATGCCTCTGATGTTGGGTCGTCTAAGTACCCAGCATAATCACACGGATTAAAGTAGTATGGCTTTTTTAGGTGGGGAAATAACTTATTCAATCGTCCAACTGGATTTTCCAAACACCACCAGACCGGCTTGTAGTACTCAACAAACTCAAACACTTTGTTGACCAATGACACGCTGTAGTCTGTGCGCCCGTCCAAATCTTTGGTTTTCCAATACTGAGCGCCACTGCTTGCAAAGTCTGTGCATGGAGGAGCTGCTAATATTCCGTGTACATGATCCAGTCCCAACTCGCTTGGTATGACATCTAACACGTCTATGCCCAATTTTAAGTCAAACCTGTAAACATCATAACCGGAGTTTTTGTAATAACTACTCCAGTTTCCGCTGTAATCAAAAAGAGATATTATTGTTTTACAATCCATAAAATCGCTTACACACTTTGCAGATTGGATTGGAGTCCAAGTCTAATACCAATTCACTACTCTTATACCAGATACTACAGCTGCTGCATGTTTCCAAGGTGTTCAGTGGAGCGTCTTCGACTGGTATGTTGAATTCTTTGCAGGCCTCTAAAAGGCTTATTTTTCTGCGGTAAATACTGTTTTCAAAACTGTTCATCTTATTTTTCTGTCGTCATTGGTATAAATATCCTTGTGTTGGATGTAATACAAAAGAAAGATTAGGTTACACACAGCGTGTGCTAAGTGGCTTTCGTTAGTTTCTGGATCCAGATCACGTCCTCGAGTCCACTCAAAGATGTGGCGCAGAGTGGCTGAAATTACTCGTGTGTACTTAAAGCCAGATCCCTCACTCCAGTTCCATGCTGAGTACTTCTGACTACCGAAGTGTAACACTCGTACCACTGGTTCTAATGCTTCCATTGGAATCAGACTCCAGTCCAGCTTGAGGTTGTCGTGTTTGACTGGAGATATTTGTTTTGTTAGGTTATCATTCATTTATAGTAAAATTGAGAGGCCCGGTACTTCCCCGGGCAAAAAGAACGGTACCTTTCTTTTAAGCACGATTACCCTGTGCTTCTAGTCTAAAACGCAGATATAACACAATTTCTGCAGAGTACTGCCGAGCGGGTTTTGTAGAGGTTTGTGTAGTGTCTCTACGCTTGCGAACGGCTTAGGGACTATTTTTTTGCTTCTTGGCTACTCGCCTGTTAGAGGTAAATGCCAAAACCTCTAGTGGTATTCTTTTTTGGGCTGCAGTAGTGCGGCCGTTTTGGGCTTTAAAACTTTAAACAACTCTAGTGTTAGTGCTGGAGGGTCCAGGTTCTTTTCTTGGAAATAACGATTGTAGACTGGTAATAGTTCGTTTACAATGCATTCTTCTAAAATGACAACATAGGGTTCTTTAAAATTCATGTGGAGTCTCCAACAAAACAACATTATAACATAGGGATATTGTTGTTTCAAACGCAAATTTTAAAGTGGTATAAAAACAAAAAGCCCACGAAAGTGGGCTTTGTTGCTGGATTTCTTTCTCCAGCGAGAATCCTAGTAACAGCTAGGGTCCAGTTTAAGGTTTTTTGTTCTGATAGGTTAGACTTCCTAACAACACAGTTATCATCACACTGTATTGTGGTAGCAGTTTAAGCACTCTGCACAAACTCCAAGGAGTGTTCTGTTAAATCTCCCTGATATGCGCCTGTGGGATTATGCGGACCCACATTCCAGCATTATCTGTTGGTCTTAGTTAGAAGAAGGCGACTGTATTTCAAACGGTTCTTTCCGTACAGTGTTATAGCACACTGTTTCGCTCTGATGCAGTAATTATACCGCTACTCCCAAGAAGAGGTACCGATGAAGCTGGTACGGACTCATAATACTAAAAATTGTTGCTGCTATCTTGACTAGTAGTCTTACCACTTCTTGAATGATCACGGCGTATTTTTGTGTGCCTACAAAAATACCTAGCCTGAACCAGTCTCAGTGGGCTCTGAGGTTTCATCGTAACAGACAACGCCAACAGGCATTGCTGGTTTAGTATTATTGGTTGTATTGTCTTGTTATGGACAACAATAACCCTATTGTCGTTTGCTTTTAACGATGTCAACTTATATAGGGACAGTGGCCACTGTTTATCTACTTTCGTTACGGTGACCAAGGGGTTAACCCTGACCACCTGACATCAACTCGTGTAGGACGTTGATCACCGGAGCCTACATTGAGAGTGCATTAGCCTGGTGAACACAGGCTTTTTCCAAAACAATACAACTAATAATACTACTAGAGGGCTGTGGCTCGGAGTATACTTTTTCCACAATTAAGACGTATGGCAGATTACCGCCACCGCTGTCGCCCCATATTAGACAACTATTATAGTACTTTTAGTAGTATCAAACAAGTCTAAATTTTTATACCATAGTTCAGCACACTAGCGGCGTGATAAGATCAGAGCCATCTCGTTTAAAGGTTGCTATGTGTTGAACTATGGCAACGCTCCCTAAAGCGTAGCATAGTGTCTTGTACCAGGACGACGATCCTGCTGTATCTTAATAGAGGATAGTACTATTCTACAGCGGCATAGTACTATTTTTCGCCTTGTTGCACTGTACAATCTAGGGAATGATTGTACGTCGTGTGGCACCTCAGCTCGAAGGTTCATAAGAACCTCGGTGTTATGGTAGCAGGGCTCGAACCTGCAGTGGAATAGTCTGTCGCACTAGCTATTCTGGTCAGGTTTTGCCATGAGTGCGAGTCCTGCATCTTAATGCAGACGACTGTCCGTATAGGCTTTTCCTCGACCGTGTTCTCCAATTTTCACCATACCATAGGTGTCCAGACCCGAGTGGAGACGTCTGAACCATTCCTTCTCATTCCACCATTAGACCCGTTAACTAGAGGTCAGCTAGATCCAAGATGAAGTGGAGTACTTGGACGTTCGTGTTGATCCACTATCAGACCGTTTGAACCTAGTGGTCGACTAGGGTTTGAGTACTGTTGAAAGGAACAGATCCCACTGTTTACACGCCATGATATTATTATAATCTGTTTAGAACACTATTTCAAATTCAATTTTTTACTGGTGGAAGCGGTAGGAATCGAACCTACGGTGTTTCCAATGTCACTGATTTACAGTCAGC